CTTGAATGCATACCACTCAATTGATGCAGAAGCTGAATTGACTTCTATGTTATCTGAGTATGTATCTCAAGAAATTGATCTTGAAATCTTAGACATGTTGATGAACAATGCACAAACAACTGCTCATTGGTCAGCTAGAATCGGATTCAAATTTGATTCAGCAACAAACCAATTCGTTGATGATGCAACAGCAGGTCAAGCTTACAACCAAGGTACATGGTTCCAAACTTTAGGAACTCAAGTACAAAAAGTAAGTAACAAGATTCACCAATTAACTTTAAGAGGTGGAGCTAACTTCCTTGTTTGTTCTCCAACTGTTGCAACAATCTTAGAATCTATTCCAGGATATGCTGCTGATACAGATGGTGACAAAATGCAGTTTGCAATGGGTGTACAAAAAGTTGGTGCTATTAATAATAGATTCCAAGTTTACAAAAACCCATATATGACTGAAAATGCAATTCTAATGGGATATAGAGGTTCTCAGTTCCTAGAAACAGGTGCTGTATATTCTCCATATATTCCACTTATTATGACTCCATTAGTATATGATCCAGACAACTTTACTCCAAGAAAAGGTGTTATGACTCGTTATGCTAAGAAAATGGTAAGACCAGAATTCTATGGTAAAGTATTAGTTCATGGATTGAACAGACTCTAATAGTTAATTAGATAATACTTATATATTAAAAGGCCCTCTTCGGAGGGTCTTTTTTTGACTATACATGCTCAAGTAGATATTTATATTAAATAGTTAACATTAACGGAGTCATGTATGGCAGTAAAAGATAATATGGTTAAAAGTCCACCGAAAGGTAATGTACGATTTTCAATATCATTATCGGAAGAACAAAAAAAGGCAAAAACACAAATCTTAAAACATCCTTATAATTTTGTAGTAGGAAAGGCTGGTAGTGGTAAAACACTATTAGCAGTACAAATAGCATTAGATCAGTTTTTCAAAAAACAATTTAATAAAATAATAATTACAAGGCCTACTATATCAACAGAGGATAATGGATTTTTACCTGGTTCAGAAAGAGAGAAGATGGAACCATGGTTAGTGCCTATTCGTTCTAATATGAGAAAGGTATATAACAAGCCGGCGATATTAGAAAAAATGGAAAAGTCAGAACAAATTGAATTAGTATCTTTAGCACATTTTAGAGGAAGAACATTTGATAATGCAGTTGTTATTGTAGATGAATTTCAAAATTTAAGTAGATCTCAATTAGCAATGAGTATTGGAAGATTAGGTAAAGATAGTAAAATGATCTTTTGTGGTGATTCATATCAGATAGACTTGAAAGATAAGAATTGGTCAGCCTATCATGATATGGCAAAACTAACAAATTCACAATATGTATTCAAATGTGTATTAGAAGATTCTCATAGACATGGAGCAATAGATGATCTATTAGAATTATTAAACGGATACCACTAAAATAAAAGTGTAATCTATCAGATCTACATATTTATAAGAAAGGGAATTTATATGGCAGCAGGCAAATACACATTTTTTATAGAACAAGGTGCCACTACCGATTTTGAACTAGTCTGGAGCGATAGCAATGGAGATAGAGTAGATTTATCTTCATATTCTGGCCGAATGCAAATACGTACAGATTATGGTGGAGATTTAATATGTTCTTTGTCATCTTCATTAGATTCGGATGGAACAGGTTTAAATTTTTCTGGTTCAAATGGTACAACACCATTAGCGTCTGGAAGTATAGGAATTTTTATCTCAGCAGCATCTTCTTCACTCTTTACATTTAGTGAAGCAAGATATGATTTAGAACTTGAGAATAAAAGTTCAAAATATGTAACTAGATTGATTGAAGGAAAAGTTAAACTAAGTAAAGAAGTAACGGTTTAATATATATGGCTACTACTATTAATACAACGGAGAATACGGTTTCAGTAACATCTGCGGAAAATGAGATTACTGTTACAAATAACAATACTGGCACATCTGTTAGTATTACTGGTGTAGATTCAACTTCAGTTTCAATAGGCGATACAGGACCACAAGGTGCAACAGGTCCACAAGGAACTCCAGGATCGGTAGAAGATACAATTACGGCTGATAATATTATTCAGCCATTTACTAATGTAACAGCTTCAGCAAATATATCAGCAAGTGGTACTATAATAGCTTCTAATTTAAGTGGTACAAATACAGGAGATCAGACTGATATAACTGGTAATGCAGGAACAGCGGATCAAGTTGATACTATACAAACAACTTCAGAAAATCAACATTTTATAACATTTGTTGATAGCAATAATTCAACAGCAACTCCTGAATCAGTATTTACAAATAATTTTTTACAAGTTTATCCATCGAAAAGATTTGTAACAATAGAAGGTAAATTATTAGTACAAGGTTCGAGTATATCACTTGAAAGTGGTTCGATATCTGCTTCCAATAACATATTTGCTGCAGGAGATATAACTGCATCTGGAAATTTAAGTGCAAATGGAACAGGTTCATTTGGTAGTGTTAATGTGGATGGAGATGTAAATGTTAATCGATATATCAGACATACAGGGGATAAAGATACACATATTGAATTTTTAAATAATAAACTTCAACTTCATGCTGGTAACTTACCTTTTATTACTCTTGATAAAGATGCATCATCACCTTATCCTCTTACAATTAATAATGGTGGCAATAAAATCAACTTTAGGGTTCTAGATAATGATAGTGAACTTCTTTTCAAAACTAATTCAGAAGAAGGATGGGCTGGACTATATTTTAAAGGTAATCAAAAATTAGTAACTGCAGCAGGTGGTATTGATGTAACAGGAAATATAACTGCATCTGGAAATATAAGTTCATCCGGAACAATTGTAGCAAGTTCATTCACAGGTGATGGTTCAGGTTTAACTGGAGTAACATCTTATACAGATGCAGATACATTAGATTTTATTAATTCTATAAATATAATATCAAGTTCAGCACAAATTGCAACTGATATATCAGGTTCATTTACTTCATTCCGAATTGAAAATGTTGAATTAAGTTCTTCATTAGAATCTAGATTATCTTCTGTAGAAGCCGGAAGTACTAGCAAAACTTTATTATCAGGTTCAGCACAAATTGCAACAGAAATATCGGGTGCATTTATTGCACCTAGTTCATCATTTAGTACTCGAGTGAGTACGTTAGAAACAAATAACACCGGAACTAATATTGGAGACCAAGATTTAAGTACATATGCATTGATTGCAAAAATATCAGGTTCATTAGGACCTAATGCAACACTTATAAGATCATTAACATCTAATTCAATATCTGGGTCAGTTACCTCATTGAGTTCTTCATTAGAAACAAGACTAAGTAATGTAGAAGCAGGTAGTACTAACAAAACATTGTTATCAGGTTCAGCACAAATTGCAACAGAAATATCCGGAGCATTCATAGCACCTAGTGCAAGTTTTAGTACAAGAATAACTACAAATGAAGCAAAAGTAGGATATACAGATTCATTAGTAAAAACAAAATTAAATGCAGAGGGAGTATTTAGTGGATCATCACAAGTATCATTGACCGGCTTTGATACAGATAACTTATCAGAAGGATCTTCCAATTTATATTATACAGATGCAAGAGTTAAAACCAAACTAAATACTGAAAATGTAATATCATCATCAGCACAAATTGCAACAGAGATATCTGAATCATTAGGTTCTAATGCAACATTGATAAGATCGTTAACAGCAACAAGTATATCTGGATCATTAGGTCCTAATGCAACACTGATAAGGTCATTAACAGCAACAAGTATATCCGAATCATTTGTTGCTCCTAGTTCATCTTTTAGTACTAGAGTAACTACATTAGAAGGAAATGTAGGACAAGCTGTTAATACAAACTCTAATGTTACATTCACATCTGTAACTGCAAATTCTATAAATGTAACTAGTATAACATCATCATTTATTACAGCATCTGTAATTGAAACTAGTGGATCAAATATATTTGGAGATGAAGCGTCCGATTCTCATACCTTTATAGGTAGTATAACAGCTTCAAGTCATATAAGTGCAAGCGGGAATATAACAGCACTTAATTTAAGTGGTACAAATACCGGAGATCAAGATTTAAGTTCATATGCGTTAATTGCAAAAATATCTGGATCTTTTGTTGCTCCTAGTTCATCATTTTCATCTAGAGTATCAACATTAGAAACAAATAATACAGGAACAAATACCGGCGACCAAAATATTAGTAATTTAGCAGTAACAGGAAGTAACGTTACCTTTGCACAAATAACAGGAAGCAATATAATTGCAACAGGATATGTAAGTGCAAGTAGATTGGTAGCTTCGACAATATCTCATTCACCAAATGGAGATGATAGAATAGTACTTCAAAATGACTTTCTTCAAATATATGGTGGCACCGGCGGTTCTGAAAAAATATTCTTTACTGTAGATGATCTTAGCGATAGAATAATAGTTAATAATAATGGCCATGATATTGATTTTCAAATCAATACTGATAATTCTAGAGCATTATTTGTTAATGGTGGTGATGATAGAGTATTCATAGGAAACAATTATAACAACTTTAATCCATTACCTTTATTTTATAGTAATGCAGTAGAAAATAGATTTACATCAACAGTTAATATAGCAAATTATGGATATGCTAAATCTTCATTAAATGAAAGTTTTCCAGAATTTGCTTTAATGTCCGGAAGTATTTTAAGAGTATTAGGACATACACCACCATCGTATAATGCGATATCAGCATCAATACATGTATCATCTTCATTAGGAACAACATTCATTGATGATGGTACTATAACATTATCTGGTAATATAAATGCAACAGGAGATGTTGAAGCCAATTCTTATCAAATTCAAGGAAAGTCTGCCATTACTTATAACGGTGGTAATACTAGAATTATATACGGTCAGAATAATCAACATAGTAGATTGAGAGGTGCTACAATAACAATAGGTGATAGTGCAACTCAACATATAACAGCATCAGCTGATATAAGTGCAAGTGGTAACTTAATAATTAGTGAAAGTTTAACTTTTGGATCTGATGTTGCAAGAATAGGAGCTGCCGGAGAAATTCAATTACGAGGATCAGTAACAGGAAATGAATATTTAAAGGTTACAGATAATGCAGCAGTAATTTTTATACAAGGTAGTGGTGTATTAAATGTAGATGAAGATTCTATTAACTTAAATGCATCAAATCAAGATATAGATGTAAAAATTACACATGATGATGCTGTAAATGCATTTCATTCAGATGCATCAACAAATAGAGTAAAAATAAGAGACTTTGTAACTATAGGTAGTGGTTCAGCTCCAAATGCCGATCCAAATGCATTACATGTAGAAGGTACTCAATTTAATAGTAGCCATATAACAGCTTCAGGTAATATTAGTTCTAGCGGAACAATAACAGCAAATGCTTTTGTAGGAGACGGATCTGGATTGACCGGTCTTTCGGCAGCTGCAATAACATCAACAGCTAATGGAGCTGATAATAGAATAGCAACTTATACAGATACTGATAGTCTTAATGGCGAAGCAAATCTAACCTTTGATGGGACAAGTTTAGATGTAACAGGAAATATAACAGCATCTGGTGCAATAAGTGCAAGTGGTGGTCTTGTAGGAACATTGACAGGAACAGCTACATCAGCATCTAGAGCATTAGCATCAAACAAAGTTTATACATCTCAAGACAATAGCGATGCAGAGCATTTTGTAACATTTGTTGATAGTAATAATGCAGTTCATGCAGATGAAGATGTACATACAACCAACTTCTTACGTGTGAATCCACAACAAAGAATATTGATAGTAGAGGGAGCAATCAAAATACCAGGTTCAGATATAACACTTGAAAGTGGATCTATATCAGCATCTCGAGACATATTTGCTCCAGCAATAACAGCATCAGGTACAATTAGTTCATCAGGAGACATTCATTCTGCAACAATAAGATATGTTGCAAATATTCATGATTCAAGTAACAACAGAATGATCGCTGGTACAGCAACTGCATTAGAATTGGGTGATGTAGATGCTTCATCAAACAGAACTAGAATACAAATAAATGATAGTGCTAGAGGATTTATATTTACTAGTAATGAAACGGACGAGCAGTCATATAATATGCCTGGTGTAGTAACAACTAACATGGTAAGAACCAAAAACTTAAGAGGTCAAAGTCCATTAGTTATAGATCCTACTTCCGTTATCATATCTGCATCAAAAGAATTTGCATTAGGAGTAGGAGGCGTAACATCATCATTATTTTTATCAGCAAGTATTACTGGTAGTGATGGAAGACCTAGAATTGGATTCAATACAAAAGATCCTCAAACAGATTTTGATGTATCAGCAAGAGAAGTACAATTTCAAAGACCAGGTACTAGAAAAGGTCTTAAAATAAATGAAGAAGGAAATATAGAAAGTTTCAACAAAGATGCTGCTTCAGCTGCTACTGGTAGTGAAGTTATATTAAAATATTCTAGGGGAGTATCTGTTAGTAAAAATAGTATGGATACTTTCTTTGGAGCAGAGACGTTTGTCGATGATGCAGCAGCTGTTACTTTCTTTAACGAACAAACAACAGATAAACAAAGTTCAATATTAGAACAATTAGAAGAGTTAGGATTTATTGAAGTACCTTCTCCAGGAGATACAATAGGATCTATTAGATTTGTTGCAGAATCAGGATCAGCCGGATTTGATGCAAGAATTGCAGGTGAAGCAGCTTCAATTAAATCTGTAGTTCATACTGCAGGAGCAACAGGTATTAGAGGAGATCTAATATTTAGTGTTGCAGATGTAACAGGTACATCTAATCAAAGATTTTTACTTGATGCCGGAGATAATCACCAAATTACAGGATCATTAACAATTGGTGGATCATCTACAACAGCAGGTGATATTACATTGGAAGGACCTACAGGTAATCATATGGGTGGTATTTTTAGATATGGTTCAAATAGTGCTGATCAAAAGATAGGTAGATTATTATTATATGATGATGGAACACAAAAGATAAGATTATCGTCAAAAGGATTCTCATTTATAACAGCAACATCTGATGGTGTTTCAGATAATACTAGATTAGGAATTGGAACACAAAGTCCAGGCGATGATTATATGTTGGATATTGCAGGTGTTACAAACATTCAAAATAATTTAATTGTAACAGGGTCAATTACTGCAGCATCTATTAATTTAATAGATACAAATACCGATATGGAAATTGGCCGAGACTTATTGCCATCGTCTGATACCGTTGGAACATTAGGAACAGCAACTCGAAGATTTGAAGATGTATTTTCAGTACAAACAACTACTGGGGGTGTATTTGAAGTTGGTTTAAGAACTAAAGACATAGGTAAATTAGAAACTGGTACTATAGTATCATGGAAAGATGGTAAATGTATTCCGTGTTACAAATCAGAAGACAATATGGTAATGGGAGTAATAAAACAAGGAAAAGATGAACCAATTGTATTAGGAGCTGAACCTGTATTGGTAACAGGTAAAGTAGAAGAAGGAGATTATATAGTTACTTCAGATGTAGCAGGCCATGGTAAAGCTGCGAAAGAAGGATACATATTCAAAAAGAATCTATTTGGTAGAGTTATTGCGCAAGCATTAGAATCAGCCGAAGGTGATAGTTCATTAATTAAATGTATGATTAGGAAGATGTAACTATGGCAAATATTAGTATTCAAAACGGAATTATAAGCTCTTCAGCTAATTATGGACTATATCATGGTACAAAAGAAATTGCAACTATTACCGGCGATGATATAAGAGTACATGGTGATATAGTAGCAGAAAATTATATTGTATCATCTTCGATAATGTTTATGACCCAGTCATTTAGTAGTGGTTCAACTGCATTTGGAGACTCATTAACAGATACACATTCTTTTTCAGGTTCATTAAATATAAAAGGAGGCGGCGGATCTGAAGATTTCTTCCTAATACGTTCTGGTAGTTTTGATGCAATAAAAACAAATAGTGAAGGTGTAATGATATTAGGAGCATTTACTTTCACGCCAACAGCTAGAGCCGGAGGATTCTATTATGACAATAGTGATGATGAATTCTATTTAGGCAAGTCTAGTTAAAAGAAAACAAAATTAACAGCATATTTATATATGTAAGACAAACAAAGAAAATAGAGGATAATATATGGCTTCATGGAAAAAGATAATAGTGAGTGGTTCGGCTGCCGAACTATCTTCTCTAAGTCTAGATACAGGATTAGCAAATAGTGAATTAGCAAATAGCACGATTAGTGGTGTTTCCTTAGGAAGTAACCTAAATAATTTAACAGTTGATAATTCAACACTTCAACTAAATTCAGGAACTACTTATAACGGTTCTGCAGCAAGAACAATCAGTGTAAAAAATTCTGGTATTACTAATGCTAAGTTAGCCAATTCTGGTATTACAATTGCCGGCACAGATACAAGTTTAGGTGGTTCAATATCTGCACCAACTATATTAGGTGTTGATATGGGTAGTGATTTTACCATTGGTACTCAAACAAATGATACAGCAAGATTTATTGGACCTGTAAATGTTCCAACATTAAAAGTAAATGCACTTACTGTGATTTCTGGTAGTACTACTCAAACTTTACGAATTGGAGATTTTGATACAAACGGAACAGGTATTTTTATTACTGATGGTAGAGCAAGTAATTTATCTCGTGTAGAAATAAAAGGAGATGATGCCGGAAAAACTAATTTAACCGTTGATGGTGCAGTAACAGCATCTGCCTTTAAAGGAGATGGATCAGGATTAACAGGATTATCATCAGCAGCTGATGGTACATTAACATTAGCAACATCAGGAGCAATTAATGGTTCAGCAACATTTACCGCTAACCAATCCGGTGATACAACATTTACAGTATCAATTGATGATGCAAGTACATCTGCAAAAGGAGCTGCTAGTTTTGCTTCTGCAGACTTTAGTGTTTCATCAGGAGAAGTTACAATTAAATCAAGTGGTGTATCAAATACACAATTAGCAGGTTCAATTGCAAATTCAAAATTATCTAATAGTACAATTAGTGGTGTTGCTTTAGGTAGTAACTTAAATAATTTAACAGTTGATGATTCATCAATTGAATTAAATAGTGGTACAACCTTTAATGGTTCCGCTGCCAGAACAATACAAGTAAAAGCAAGTGGTATTACTAATGCCATGCTTGCTGGATCGATTGCAAATTCAAAATTAGCAAATGCTACAATTAGTGGTGTAGATCTTGGTGATAACTTAAATGATTTAACAGTTGATAATTCGTCGATCCAATTGAATACTGGTACGACATTTAATGGTTCTGCAGCAAGGACAATTAGTATTAAAAATTCTGGTGTTACTAATGCAATGCTTGCAGGTTCAATTGCAAATTCAAAATTATCAAATTCAGCAATTACAATTGCAGGAACATCGACTTCATTAGGAGGTTCTATAACAGCTGCAGCAATTGGTACTGCATTTGGAGCCTTTTCAGGTTCAGCACAAGTTGTAGGATCGTTGACAGCAGGAGAGGGAATTGACATAGCTACAAATGGTACTATATCAGGAGAAGATGCTACAACATCTAATAAAGGTATTGCTTCATTTGATACCAATCACTTTACAGTTTCAAGTGGTGCAGTAACAATTAAAGCATCATCAATTGCAAATGGAGATTTAGCAGGTTCAATTGCAAATTCAAAATTAGCAAATGATGGTATTACAATTGCTGGAGTAGATACAAGTTTAGGTGGATCAATATCTGCAGCAACTATTGGTACTGCATTTGGAGCCTTTTCAGGCTCGGCACAGGTTATTGGATCATTATCGGCAGGTGAAGGTATTGATTTATCAGCCGGCGGAGAAATTAGTGCTGAAGATGCAACTACATCAAACAAAGGTATTGCATCATTTGCATCAGCTGATTTTGGTGTAAGTAGTGGTGCAGTAACAATCAAATCAGGCGGTGTTTCAAATACGCAGTTAGCTGGTTCAATTGCAAATTCAAAATTAGCAAATTCAGCAATTACGATTGCTGGAGCATCTACTTCATTAGGTGGATCGATTACAACGGCTAATATATTGAATGTTGATATAGGTGGTGATTTTACCATTGGTACACAATCAGATGATACTGCAACATTTAGTGGTGGAGTAGTAGTTGAAGGTGACTTAACCGTTAATGGTACTTTAACAACTATTGCAACTACAAACACCATAGTAAAAGATCAATTTACAACATTTGCATCTGGTTCAACTTCTGCAACCGATGGTGGATTCATAGTACAGGGAGCAGCAAATGCAGGTTATGCATTAGGATATGATACAGCAACAGATAGATGGGTATTTGATAATGATTTAGCTTTAGATGCTACAGGTATTACAGCAGATGCATATTTAGGAACAATTCAAGTAAGTACATCAGCAGCATCTGGTAATCCAACATATGGTGGATCTAGTAAAGGTCATGGTACAATTCATGTTGATACTAATACCGGAGACATATTTATATATGCATAGTAAATGCTAATGGTTATAATGGAAAGTAATAAGTATGGCGTTAAATATAGGAGGAGAATTTAAGATAGGTGGCACTAAATTTAGCCACCCTCTTAACTCCGATGAAATTAGATACCTTTTAACTTTACTTAAACAGGTAAATTTTAAAGGAGAAGAATTAGAACAACTTGCAATTGTTACTATGAAATTGCAAGAAGAATATAGACAGGTTGTTAAATTAGAACAACAGTCTAAAAAGTAACTTAACATTGGCCTAATGTTTGGCGACATTAGGAAGTGGGCAGATTCGTCTGTAACCAACCGTATTAGGAGAATAAAATATGCCAAATTGGAAAAAAGTAGTAGTCTCGGGATCTTCTCCGAGTCTAAATAGACCATCAATAGATGATTATATCGTTCATAACGGCGATACTAATTCATATATAGGATTTAACGGAACAGATAGTTTCGTTATTTTTACAAACAATTCAAGACAATTATCGATAGGAACTAATGCTACCACATTAGAATTTGCTGGTAGTGCTAAATTAGCTACCACTACTAATGGTGTATCTATAACAGGTCGGATTGATGGAAATCAAATATCAAATACTTCTGATGATACTACCGCATATGTTACTACAGCAATTGCTCATGAATTCTTAATAGCCGATGATACAATTTTAGAGTTAGAAGGGCATAGAATTAATGCTAGTAAACCTATTAATGCATCTAGTCATATAACAGCATCTGGTAATATAAAAGCAGTAAATGGTAAATTAGATGCAGTAGGTACTGACAACGGAGCAGGTATTAGATTGATTGATGATTCTGGTAATGCAATAGCACAATTTGCAAGAGTAGGATCTAGTACTAATGCACATAAAGGTAGACTGCTGCTGAAAGATAATGCAACTACCAAAGTTGAATTAACCACTGTAGGAGATTGTTATCTAAATGGGTCAAGTGTACAATTAGGTATAGGAAATAGTTCACCTGGTAAAACATTAGATGTTACAGGAGATATAAGAGCAAGTGGTACTGGATCATTTGCAGCTCTAGAAGGAGATACAAGTAAACCAGTTGCATTAGAAGTTTCAGGACCTGTTACAGGATCATCCTTTCGAGGAACAAAGCATTTATTAAGATGTACTGCTTTTTATGTTAATGATGATCCAATGGTTCAAAATTCATTATACTTTGGTAATTCTTTAGGAAACAATCCATCCAATTGGAATGACCCTCAAGCTGCAGGAGGAGCTATTTCTTCTACAAATAGTTTTACTATAGCTGAAGATGATATGAATTGGGGTATAATATTACCTTTTGATATTTCTTCAATTGAAGTACAATGTTCTTTAAGACCGGCAGGAGGATCTGCAGTAACTGGAGATGATTTTTCATTAGCAATTTATACAGCAAATAGATCAGATAGTTCAAACACAAATATCACATTAACTAAAGTAGCTCATCAATCAGATACATTTAATAACGCCAATTATGCTACAAATGATTTAACTTATACAGGAGATTTAGCTAAAGGAACTATGATATTTGTAGGTGTAGGTTCTGAAACATCAGGAACACCAGCTAAAAATGCAAGAGGATTAATGAACATAACAGTAGTGGCGAAATAAAATGGCAGATATAAAAACAATAACAGAAACAATATCTTCAGGATCATATGCAACTGAAGAAAAATATCTTAAGAATGATGAAATAGAAGAAGTACTAACTATCAAACTTCTTAAAGAAAAAATAGATGAACTTGTAGTTGAAGTGAACAAACTCAAGAATCAGTAATGGGGTATCTATCTAAAACATTAGTATTCGATCCGGATAAGATATATTACACGGACTCGGCATATGGAGGAAATTTTGAAGTAATGATGGATTGGGAAAAGCCTTTGATGTCAGCTTCAGCAGCATATGTATGTGCAAATGGTGGTGATATACTGGAAATAGGATTTGGGATGGGTATATCAGCAGGTTATATTCAATCACATTCAATCTCAACACATACCATAATAGAAAACCACCCGGATATAATATCTAAGGCTCAAGCATGGTCTGCAGACAAATCTAATGTAACTATTATAACAGGAAGTTGGTATGATGTTAAAAATTTGTTATCGACATATGATGGTATATTTTATGATACTTTCGGAGATGAAAGTATGAAATATTTTAGTTCATCTTTAAGCTCTTTGACAAGATCAAATACTAAAGTAACTTGGTGGAATAATAATATCAATGAAAGTAATTATTACAACATACCTAATGTAACTTATGAATCTATTAATATTAATCCACCAACAAATAGTTATTTTAATAATACAATTTACTATTTACCAAAAAAGGAGTTTTAAATGCCAACAACAATTGACTCATCCGGATATGGATTTATTGTAGGAGCACAAGCAACTTCTCATGAGGAAGCAAGAGCAGCAGAAGAGGGCGTAGCAACTAACAATCCAACATCAGCACAAACTGCAATACAAGCATTTAAGAGCGCAGGCCGAGGTGGCGGGACATATAGATTTTCACGATTTTTTGTTAAATTTGATGTAAGTTCAATTACCAATTGTAGTGCAGTTGTATTAGATATACCACAATCCAGTGCAGCGGGTCAATCAACAGTTGAAGTTTTTGTTGTAAAAGGTTCAGGTGCATTTTCGGATGAAGATGAACAAGGTAATGCTATCCTTCATAGTAGTGATTTTAATAATGTTACACTATCCGGACTTCTTAGTAATAATACAAGTGGAGATTCTTGGGTAGTAGGAACCGGAACAACATCAATAACCTTAAACAATGATGCTATTTCAGCTATAAATTCATCTTCTGAATTTCAAATGGTAGTTATTTCAGCCGCCGACTATAATGATACAGAATTAGCTAGTGATGGGGATACATCTCATATAATTGATTTTACTGCTAAAGTTCAACTACAAGTAACAGTAGCTGTTCCGCATATACCTTATTTAGCAATGAATTCAGGTAAATATACAATAAATGCCGGCAAAATAAAAATATAATCTAAAATCTATCTTTACTCCAAAGCACGATATTTATATAAAAGGAGTAACATATGGCAACAAAGATTCCAATTTGGGCAGGATCATCATCATTTTTTCCGGGAGATACTCCTTTTGGATTATATGATAATGATTTTACTTTTCAAAGCGAGGTAGATAAAATATCTGATTGGTGTGCTAAAAGACTAGGATATCCTATTACAGATATTGAATTGCAACCTATACAGTTTTATGCTTGTTTCGAAGAAGCTATATCTGAATACGGTGCACAAGTAAATACATTTAATATACGAGATAATATGTTGAACCTATACGGTTCTTCAACAGGTAGTGGTAATTTATCAGGTAATAAAGTATCTCCTAATATGGGTGGTATAATTGAGTTAGCAGAAGAGTATGGCGTAGAAGCTGGATCTGGAGGAAATGTAACATATTATACTGGTTCAATTACAATGACCGAAAATCAACAAATGTATGATCTAACAGATCCTAACATTGTAACATTAGAATCAGGAACAGCTGGTATAGATGCAATAGAAGTAAAAAGAATATTTCATGAAGCACCACCGGCAATTGTCAAATACTTTGATCCATTTGTAGGAACAGGTTTAGGGTCTCAAAATATGTTAGAAGGGTTTGGTTTTGGTAGATATTCTCCTGGCGTATCTTTTATGATGATGCCAATATATGCAGATATGTTAAGAATACAAGCAATTGAATTCAATGATCAAATAAGAAAGTCTGCATATTCATTTCAATTAATAAATGATAGAATTAAATTTTTTCCAATACCAAATGGATCGAACTTCACAACAGTATACTTTCAATACATATTAAAGGCAGATAGATCAAAAGCATTAAAGCCAGGGTTTGGTTCAGTATCTGATTTTTCAAATGTACCATATCAAAATGTTACATACGGTAATATTAATGCAGTAGGAAGACAGTGGATAAGAAGATATACGTTAGCATTAGCAAAAGAAATGTTAGGATATGTAAGAAGTAAATATTCTTCAATACCTATTCCAAATGCAGATGTAACATTAAACGGAGCAGACCTATTATCGGCCGGACAAACCGAAAAAGAAGGTCTTATAACAGAACTAAAAGAAATTCTTGATACAATGTCTAGACAAGCACAATTGGAAAGAAAACAAGCAGAAGCTGATGCAATGCAACAGCAAATGAATAAGATACCACTTAAAATTTATATAGGGTAACAAATGGCAATATTTGGATCATCTAGAGATGCAAGTTTAATCAGATCGATTAACAGAGAACTCATCAACGATTTTATCGATGTAGAGATTGCATTCTACAAACTTAGTTTAGAAGCAACTAAGGCAAATATGTATGATGAATCAGATACCAAAGTATATTACAATCCTATGAGAATAAATTGTTTAGCTCTCAAAGAAGAAAAATCTTATATAGGAGATGATAATGGATATGATTCAACAAGAACTGGAGAGTTCAATTTCTTGAGAGATGATCTTAAGGATAAAAACATTATTATCGAAGAAGGAGATATTTTAGAATATGATAATGAATATTATGAAGTTGATGGGGTAGGTTCTTCACAATATTGGACAGGTAGAAATCCATCTACTGATATAGGTGTTACTGAAGGAGATATAGATAGTCATGGTCTTAGTATTGCTGTTAAAGTTTCTGCTCATGTAACAAGAAGAAATAGATTGAATCTTCAAGAGGTTAGATCTGGAATAAATAAACCAAATGATATACCGAGGAACTTATAATGGCAAAAAAAGAATTAAAACAAACACAAAGTTCATTTTCTAGAAATCCAGTTCCTAACAGAGCAAACGAAACTAGACGTGACAATGATATTATAAAAACTCCTAAATGTACTATAGAAGATGTAGATTTTGCAATCATATCTTATATAAGAGATGTTCTTCGACTACAAGTTAAAGAAAATGGTCAGATCATAGACGTACCAGTAATGTATGCAAATGGAGAGAAATGGGCACAAGTACAATCAAAAGGATATATGAGAGATCGTAAAGGTAAGATAATGACTCCAGTTGTAAGTATACGAAGAGGTTCTATTATAGAGCGAGACACTTTGAAATCGTTAGGAGTTAATAATAATCCAGCTGGTAATGATTTTGTACATCAGAATAAACATACTGTAACAAATAAGTATGATAGATTTTCAACTCAATATGGAGAACAACGTAAAAAAGAGTTTTATCTAGCACCAGTACCAGAATTTGTAGATGTATCATATGAATTGTTATTATGGACAGAATATACAGAACAAATGAATTCATTGGTAGAACAAATAATGCCAACCAATGGATTTGCATACGGAACAACATTTAAGTTTCCAACATATCTATCAGATGTAACATTTGATACAACAAATGCAACAGGAGAAGATAGAGTAGTTAGAGCAACAATACCTATGACAACTAAAGCAACATTACTGATGCCATTTGAACTTCAAAAGTCTAATTTTGAAAAAAGAATATCAGTTAAAAAAATAGTATTTGGAGATGAATCTTTAGAAGAACCACCAGGTGGTTATTGATAGGAATAGCATATTTATATAAGTATATAATAATAAAAAAGGGAAAAAGTTATGTCAGACACAATTAAGTTTACAGAAAAAGAATTAGATCAAATTAATGAATTAAGAGATGCTAATAGTCAAAAGATTTCAGAATTTGGTCAAATTGAATTAGAATTAATTTTAGCTAATCAGAGATTAGAATCTCTAGAAAATGCTAAAGAAAATATACAAAAAGATTATGTTGAACTACAAAACAAAGAAAGAGCGTTAGTTCAAGAATTGAATGAAAAATATGGAGCAGGTCAAGTCGATCTAACAAATGGAGAGTTTACTCCAGTAAAATAGATTGTTTGGCTAAAAGCTCTGATATTTATAAGAAATTGATTAATAAAAGAGGAGCATCAAAATGGCCGAAAAAATTGTATCACCCGGAGTATTTACAAACGAAGTAGATCAGTCGTTTTTACCAGCCGGAGTTCAAGCAATTGGAGCTGCAGTAGTTGGACCAACCCAAAAAGGTCCTGCAGGAATTCCAACAATAGTATCGAGTTATTCTGAATTTGTACAGACATTTGGAGGTAAATTTACTTCTGGTTCAGGCGCGTCAGAAAATTCGTACAAATACTTAACTAACTATGCTGCACAAGAATATTTAAAATATGCAGATACATTAACAGTAGTTAGAATATTAGCAGGAGATTATGCCCCTGCAACAACTACAGTAACAGCATCAGGTGTTGCTGCTAATTCATTTACATTAACAACATTAGCAGATGGTGCCGGTATGAATAGTGGTGGTGGTACTGAAGGAACTAATAATGTATTATCAAACGGAACAGAAAATAATTTAAGATGGGAAGTAACTTCGAAAAATGATTCAAAAGGTACTTTCAACTTATTAATTAGAAGAGGTGATGATACAAGTAAAAGAAAGATAATATTAGAACAATATACAAATCTTAATTTAGATCCTAATTCTCCAGACTATGTTGCAAGAAGAATTGGTGATCAAGTACAAACATTAAGAGATTCAGGAACTTCAGATCCATTCCTTCAATTATCTGGTTCATTTATGAACAAATCTAAATATGTTAGAGTATCAGGTGTAAGACAAACATATAATTATTTAGATACAAATGGTAATATAAGAGTTGCAGCTGCATCAGGTAGTTTACCTGCAGTAGGATCTGGTTCATTCGAAAATGGTAGTGATGGTAATATTGAACAACCACAAAAATTCTATGAATTAATTGAAGATGCAAATGTACAAGGATATGATCCTGATACAGCTTCAAAAGGTGGAACAGCTTATTCAGATGCAATTAAATTATTGAAGAATCAAGATGAATATGATATTAACTTAATCACATTACCAGGACTAGTAAATGCAGTTCATGGATCGACAATTGGTGAGTTAGTTCAAATGTGTGAAGACAGAAGTGATTGTTTTGCAGTAATTGATCCAGTATTATATGGTAGAACTATTTCAGATGCAACAACTCAAGCTGAAGCAAGAGATTCTAATTATGCTGCAATGTATTGGCCATGGATCAAAATGCCAGATAATGATTTAGGAAGAAATGTTTGGGTTCCTGCATCAACAGTAATACCAAGTGTATATGCCTTTAATGACAGAGTAGCTGCTCCATGGTTTGCACCTGCCGGTCTTAATAGAGGTGGAATTGATATAGCGGTTCAAACGGAAAGAAAATTAACTCATGCAAATAGAGATACATTATATGAAAGTAATGTTAATCCAATTGCAACTTTCCCTAATGCCGGTGTAACAGTATTTGGACAAAAGACATTGCAGAAAAAGTCATCTGCATTAGATAGAATCAACGTAAGAAGATTATTAATTGCAGCTAAGAAATTTATTGCTTCAACAACTAAATTCTTAGTATTTGAAAATAATACAGCAGCAACTAGAAACAGATTCTTATCAATCGTTAATCCATATTTTGAAAATGTACAACAAAGACAAGGTTTATTTGCATTCAAAGTAGTGATGGACGAAACTAATAATACTCCTGATGTAATTGATAGAAATACAATGGTTGGACAAATATTCCTTCAACCTGCTAAGGCAGCTGAGTTTATTGTAATTGATTTCAATATTTTACCAACAGGAGCAGCATTTCCTGAATAAAATTTAGGATAGTGTATATTTATATTAAAGAGGAATAAAAAGATGGCAGAATTACTTGACCCAACCGAAATATTTTATACGGCTTATGAGCCAAAGATGGCCAATAGGTTCATCATGTATATTGAAGGAATACCAGCATACTTAATTAAGGC